AGATTTCCATTCATGTTTGCTTGGTTTGTTCCGCTTGAGAGGGTGATATTACTTGTCGATCCAGTAATGCTTTGAGTGCCGATATTGAGTGTGCTTGTGAGAGGATTTAACACAGACACGACAGGTGCAGTTGGAATAGCATTATTCACTCCTATATTCGATCCTGGTGTTATACTCGCCACACCAGCGCCACCAGCACTCGCCCATTTTACACCCACTCCTGCGGTACTGTCGGCAGTAAGAACGTAACCATTTGTTCCGAGAGCAAGTGTCTCTGTGTTCACACCATTACCCGCCAGTATAGAACCTAATAGGGTTGCCCCCTTGATTTGAAGATTGTCTCCTGCTTCTCCTACCACGAGTGCGAGGTTGTTTCCCTGTCCTACTGTACCTGTCTCTACTTTAATACACCCTATCGTATTAAAATCTGTAGCATCTTGCGGTATTGCCCCGATTGGTGTGAGCGCTGAATTACTGACTTGAAGCACCGACCCGAGTCCTTGCTGTGCGGGAGGGTGGTCGAAAGGGATTAGGTCAGGGTAGAACTTTCCACGATAAATCGGGTCTGGATTATTTGCATCTATAGCAGTTGATATAGACATTTTTCTTTTATATATAGATAATACAAGATTTTTATTTTCTTATTTTATATATAAAAGAAAATGAGTGTTGATGTAAATACTCCTGATCCTAATTTACAATTACCGGATAAGTCGATACTTTACCAAATTGCAGGAGCGTCGTACGCTGAGAACTTTGATGGTAATGTTGACGGATTCACTTTGCTAAAACAAACCCCGACACTCAAGATATTCAAGAAAATAGATTATCCTGTTATTGTGCTTGGTGTACGGGGAACTGCAGATTTTCAAGATTTTATGGCGTGGTTGCCGGTTATTTTAAATACCATTCGAGATACTGACCGTTATAAATTGGATACCAACGTTCTTCTCCATTTTCAGAAAGATTATGTTCCCTCACAGTATTATTATTATGGAACAGGTCACTCACTCGCCGGCGTTATACTCGACGAGTGGTTGAAAGCAGGTCTCATCTTGAAAGCAAGAACATACAATCCTGCAATACAATTACAGGATTTATCAAACACCAGTATTGATAATGATCGTGTTTATGCTTCGGGCGACCCACTCTATAAGTTATTTGGTTATAGGGCAAAGAAGAAACCTGAAGTGCGACAATCTTCTTCTTGGATTGATGTTAGAACTCCTTTTGCTTCTATACCTGCTGTTTTATGGGGTAAAGATTTATTATCAGAACACACTTGGCGTAATCCTCTTTTTCAAGGAGGTATTCGTAGACAGGAGATTTAGGACGCTTAGTGGGGCAAAGTGGGTTTAGTGGGGCAGATTTCCAAAGTTTCTTATAAAACATCTTTTTTATAGGAAAATAGAAAAGTTATGTTTTTTGCCCCACTAACCCCACCTTGCCCCACTAAAACCCTATCGGGCAGAAATAGCGTTGGAAGCGATCGCATCATAAGATAAACCTGTCTCTTCTTTAATCTCCGAAATCCAATCGTGAAAATCTTGCAGATTCATATTGTCTCGCATGTTTGCTTTTATCCACAGCGTAGCAAATGCACCACATGTTGCAACCGGTGACCTCTTTGATTGATATTGTACTCTATTATATTGAATATTTTTGCCTGATTTTTGTAAAAGTTGCGACAGGTACGGTTGGTCTTGACCCAATTCTTTATTTTTCCCCTGCGAGTTCCAATACAGCGGAGCGTCGATCTTGCTTCCGTAGGAGCAGAAGAAACAAATTGTATCTTTGCCGTTGTCGATATATCGATTTACAACGACAAAGTGTCCCCTATTATATGATGACTCATAAAGCAAAAAGAAATATGTCTTTGGACGAGGCAATAATTCCTCGATATTATCAATATCTGCAAGTTCACTATATTTCAATACCTTTGCACCCGGCAGATACTGGCGAATATTATCATCACCCATAGGTGTTTCACTAATTTCTTTAATTTCCGGATTCGCTTCTCCTGCAACCTTGTTCAGAATTTTTTTTGCTTCTTGTTCTTCTTGTGCGTCTGTCTGTGCTAATCTCCCACCTCTCACTTTCACGCTCCGCTTCTCTGCATTTGCCGACTTTTCGCCCTCTTTGAAGCGGTACGATTTCGTTCCCCAACAAGTTTTCGCATTAAAACAACACCGTCCATTTCCAGATTTTTCTTCAAACGGTTTTAGATTTTTTTCACCTTTTATTTTCTGTTTTTCGGAGATTTGAAGTTGAAGATTCTCAGGATCGATTTCGGCGGGGGTCAGGGGTGTATCCTTTGAGATACGCTTCGTGGGTCGGTAGACAGGATATTCCTTGTCGCCAATATCTTTCCACTCTTCTTTGAACCAACGTGCAAGAGGTCTGCCGTTATTGTCTTTGAACTTTCCGCCAAGTTCTTTGTATCGTTTCACAACCGCTCCTGATCGGTATGCTGACGGTTTCTTGTATCGAGGGTATACTTCCGCTTTTGCACGTTCGTAGAGTTTTTTATTGAGAGGAACTGCTCCGCCCGTGATATAATCATAAGTTTTATCCAGTATGAAGTTTCCTGCTTTACCCAATATGTTTGTTAATGCCGTGTTTCTATTCATTCCATCTTTTAAATCGTCCAACAACCCCGCTCCCACCATATACATAAGTGGATTATTCGGATCGTACGGTTGAGGTTTGAATTGGGAGGGATCGCCTACAAACTGTGGTTGTTCAGGGTATTCGGGTTCTACCGGCATTTTGACTGGCGTATCATCTTCTTCATCATATCCCCAATTACGAGGGTCATCACCATCTTTGCGAAAGTTCATCTTTTTCTCCTGTCCACCTACCTTCCCTTCATTACATAATTTACATGCTTCCTTTTTCAACCGATCTTTTTCCAATTCTTCAGGTGTCTTGAAGAAATCCGAAATTGAATCTCCTACTTGATTTAATCCTGCTTCTGCTATTCTACCCACCAAACCCGCAAAATCATAATCACCACCTTTCTTGCTACTACCGTCCCACAGAATCGATATTGCAAGGTAATTCGGCGAGTATCGGTCTTTCGCCCAATCGCCCTTGATTTTACATGCCCTCGCCAAATACTGTTTACGTTTTGTATCTGCAATCGACGGGAAATGTTGTCTGTAAATAATATAATCGTTATTGTTAATACTTCCAAATTTAACTCCACGTAGTTCGAGTTTATGTTTACCATCATTCGCCAACTTCAACGAGTTCCAATCTTTATATCCTGCTCTTTTCGCATACTGTTTCGCTATTTTCAGATACTCTGGTTCGCCAGTTGCATCTTCTACATCAAAATCTTTGAGGTCGCTTGTTTTGACGAGTTCTTTTGATTGTGGATCACCTTCTTCACCCTCTTCTTCCTCATCTCTATCATCTACGCCTCCGTACATTCCGAACAATCTCTCGAAATCTCGATCATCAAACCCGCCAATCATTCCGCCTTTGAGTTCATTCTCGTCTGCATTTGCATATAATGCTTTCAACTGTGCTTTTGCTCTTGCTAAAGGTAGCGGGTTGTTGCTGTGAGAACGGTCAGTTCCTTTCGTAAAAACCTTCCAACCTTTGTCTACTTTTCTAATCTGGTAGGGCATTTTATATTATGATAATAAAATAATATAATATAAAAAATGTATTTTTATTTTGTGTAGATGTATTCTTTTTGTTGTGCTGTGCTATGCCCCATCTTCTGTGCATCTTCCGCTTGTTCTTCGCTCACTTTTCCATACTTATCCGTCAGATAAGCATGTCGCAATTTACTCGATCCTGTTCCTTTGCCGAGTGCTGAGTTCAGAATACGTGTGATTGCGTTCATTTGTGATATTCGTTCACCGTCAGCGTGAACAAGGAAGGGTACAGATTCAACACCTTTCGGCAATTTACCATTCTTCAGAAGGGGGTGGTGTTTATAGTAAACATTCAATACACGTTTCAATTCTGCAACAACCGGTTCAACTTGCGTTCCGTATGTTTTATCTGTCTTGTATTTATGAAACACGAACTCCTGTGGGTCTTTGAGCGTGATATAATTTCGGTCGCTTGGAATGTTGCCGGTATTCTTATCAATAATAAAAGCATTCAAATAATCACCGTTGCGACGTGGTGCTTGGAGTGTATACAACGACACCACAACCCACTTGAGCAAGGTCTCATACTGTAGTGGCGTGAGTTGTTTCGAATCTGCAAAAGAATCAACCTGATTTTCTAAAGCGTTACGTTTTTCAGTAATTTCGTCCCATTTTGGAAGCGTCTCGGGATCATGTTTGATTTCTTTTACTTCCTTATTTTTCGAAAGCATAATGTCGTAGTATTTTGAGTACAGTTTCTTATGCTTAGGGGCATCACCTCCGATATTCAAGGCGGATACGATTGCAATATAGAAGTTGCGTTGCGTAGTGGGTTTGTAGTCCTTCAACTTCTCCGCAATTACCTCCGGTTTCTCGAGGAACTTGAAAGAAGTGAGTGGTTGTTGATCATTCAGTCGGCGAAGATTTGTAAAATACAATTTCTGTGAACTTGCAGAAATATTATTGTCGCTAAACTTTTCCGCCAATTTTGATTCGAAGTCGGTCATCTCAGTATTTATGGTATATATATATACTGAGATAATTTTAAGTGAGATTTTTCCGCTAAATAATCTTTGTTAATAGATTAACTGGTATGTAAATGTAATCTTGTTCTTGATCATATCCTGCTCTATCTTGTCGACAGTATGGGGCGATATTAAATGTGCTAAATGTTTCCTTGTTGTATCGGATATAATATAATCCGTCGGTGAATTGAAATAAAAATATATTATTTTCTGGATTCTCGCTCAACAATTTTCCAAGTGGAAGCATAGTTGATGCAAACCTATTGTGTGATACTCTGCGTGTTTTCAACTCGTATTTACAACCCGATCCTACGAAATCATATCTATCGTATTTTTCAGTAGATGGTACTATTGTCGAATCATTAAAAAAGGTTTTTATGGTGTCCAATACAGTTGTCTCTGCTTGACGACCAAATTGATAATCTTTCTCGTAGGCGGATTTTTGCTGAATAGCGACGGTACACATATTATATTTATAATAAACAAATATAATAATTTTTGAAAATAAACGAAATAGATTATTCCTAAACTTTTTAGATTTTCGGAGAATAGAAAATTTAAGAAAAAGTAAATTGAAAAATATAAATGTAGAATCAAAATCAGACATAAATAAATCGGGAGTAAATGATCAAGATCAAGATTCGTATCAACAAGTCAACAGCAGAATTGAAGAAAGAAAATGAAGAATTGAAGAAAGAAAATGAAGAATTGAAGAAAAGATATGAAGAGTTGAAAAGATATGAAGAGTTGAAAGAAAGATTGATTGATGCTCAAAAAAAATTAAATGATAGTGAGGATTATCAACATTTCGTATTAATGTATCCTGATCATGTCAAGTGTGAAGAATGTGATTGCTGTATTGATTGCGAATGCTGTGAGTGTGAAAAAAATTGTGATGCTTGATTTTTCACACATTTTGAAAAAAATTGAAATGATTTTCCTGAACTATGTGATATGTAGTGAATCATCATGCCCGGATCAAAGCAAAATCAAGAGAAAATCAAGCAATCGGAGAATCAAACTATGTTCAATATGTTAGACGACATTCAGAAGAAGAAGTACTTGGACGCTCCTGTCGACCGCCGTGATCATGTTCTCTTTGAATACTTCTTCCTCAGACACCCTGCAACTATATCTGAAGAAAACCAACTCAGAGTTCAGAAGGATCGAGCAGGGATTATGCTTGTTTGGAAGCGACTTAACTACCTGATTGGTGAGGGGTTTGAGCGCCGTCTCGCTCTTATTGTTCCAAGTCGGGTGGAGTAGAAATGTAAGTTTTCGAGACAGGGGGGTCTCTTTTTTTTCAATCGCCGTCGGCGACTTGAACCACAACCTCGGGATTGTATGCGTCCTCATTTTCACTTTCTATTTCATTATCATCTTTGTATTCATAATAGTAGAGGGTATTATATCCGGAAATCATCTTCATATTGTAGTTGTTGAACTTGACTGCACTCATCAATTGTTTTGATGTGTATTGTACATCATTCTTAGTATTAAACTCTTTCAAAACCCAACTTGTCTTATGAGAATGTTCTTCTTTCCATTCTTTCAGTTGTGCCTTTTTGTCGTCTGCTTCCAAGTCCACAGGAATACTCACTTTTGTAAAATGTGCGGAAAACCAAGTATGAATCAAGTTATTTTCAGCAACATATTCATCAATTGCATCTCTTGACTCCTGAGGCATTTCGATAAACTTTTTATCTTTGTTTTTCTGAGCATATTCAATAAGAACAAGCATAAAGGTTTTGATGAACTCTTGATCTTGGGTCAGATATTTTAGACCGCTGTCTAATGCCTTCTCAAATGTATTTTTGGGGTTGGGATTTTCAACGAACGAATGAGGGAAGGTGTGAATCTTCAATCTGCGAAGAATACCTCTGTCTAAAGTTCTTAATGCTGGTTTTTCATTCGCACTCAGGAAAGGAGTGAACAACGGAGTATACTCTTTGCTATTCTTGAATACTGCACGAGCATTAACTTTATCACCTCCTGTAAGCATTTTACAGAAATCTTTGTTCAAATATGTAGTTGTTTGTGTGTCTCCTGGTTCAGAAACATACACAATTCGCCTTCCTTCGCAATCTGCAAGATTGTTGTTTGCTTGTCCTCCCTTGTATACACTCGTCAAGAATTGAGGTTCTGCTGTATATACATATTTACCTCCTGCCTGAATCACAAAACTCGTGAGGACACCTTTTCCGTTTCCACCTGTTCCGCAAAGAATATGTAATGATTCTAAATTATTTCTGAAAAATGCAAGTCCAGTACAAGACATAAAATACTCTTCTTGTTTAATGTTTGGGAAGATCGATTTTAAGATTTCGTCTAAGCGTTTTTCTTTGGCGGGGGTCTTCTTTGCATCTCCAATATCCCAACCGGTCGTTTTCGAAATGTAATCACTTGGAAGGATTTTTCGATATTGATTGGTTTCAAAATCGTATACTTTATCGTTGAATGCAAGAAGATTCTGATTCGCATCTATTTTCTCGTCAAGATCACTAACTGTACATAAATGCTTGAGTTTTTTGCTTACACCTTTTGTTGTGCTATCATTTCCAGCATTCAAATATTCAGTATATAATTGTTTGCTTCGTTTTGGCGATTTTTCGTCAAGAGGGTTCAGATTTTGAATTTGTTCTTGCAGTATCTCACGAAGTACTGTGCTAATCGTATACGACATGCTTGAAGGTTCGCAATCTTTCGTTTCATTCACATAACGATTATTTGAATCGAGTTCCCACCAAAACGACTTTTTGCTGTAGAAATACTTTTGAGGCATTCTTTGGTAAAACATATTTGCGAGATCAATATCCGCAAAACCCAAATCAAGCATTTTGTAGAAATCTTTACGCTTTTGTTGTAATTTTTTGAACAATTCTTCGTTGTCTTGTTTCAACCAATACCACAGCGTCGATTGTGTAAACTTTCCTTGTAAAACAATTGCGTCGTATATTTGTTTGTTTTTTTCCTTGTTATAACCTTCGTGATTTTTACAAATTAGATCGTATGTTTTGTAGTCCAACTTTTCTTCCTTCACAGCAATCGTCATTCTATACCATTCATCATAATTAGCAAAGCGTTTTGCATTCAAGTTTCTCAAAACTTCAAATAGAACATCTTCCCCGCTCAACGCTTCAGAAACTGCGACATTTGCAAGAGTTATTTCGGGGTGCAACTCTGGTGTTGTCGTTGTCTTTGTACGAGGTTGTGTCGGCGTTGTTTTTCCCGATTGTGTTTCCGCAGAAACAGGAGCAACAGGGCAATTTTCAGGAATATATTGAATCAAATTATCTAACATAGTACCCTTCACAATCTTTCCAATTCTTTCTTTTTGCTCGTCGAACTTGTAAGCATTAGGCGCTCGGATTTTACCACCGTGATTACCCTGACGATAAACGCCAACATCAACATTCAACGCATTCGCTGTTTTTTTGTCGCTAATTTCAATCACACCATCAAGCAATACTTTCAACTTGGGCAGAATCGTATTCGTTGAATACTCACTAATCATTTTGCAATTTGGGAATTGTATATTGTATACATTCATAAAACTTATTTTTGTTACGATTGTTTTCGTTGATCTTTGTCCTTTAGGTTTCGATTTATCATAATCAATACATAATGCTCTGTAGTGTGATGAATTACGAACGCCAATAGTTTCTTCACATGCTATTAATCGCTCTTCGATTTTTGCAACTAAAGATTGGAAATCTTCACGGGATATAGAGTTGGTCATTTCACAATCAATATCAACAAATGCACGGCAAGGTGCATCATTTCCTAAATATTCGAAATAGTTGCTCGTTTTTTTTAAATCGCTAATCGGAATCGTCTTGATCAAACTGTCGTTAGCAACACTACTCCAAAGTCCCTTGATAACCTTAACGGTTCTTGTATTTTCGGCGAGGTCGGCGTTCATTAAGTTCTTTTATACTTATAGTAGAGATAATTATTTAAGTAGTTTTGAATTCAATTTTCTATTTTAAGAATTAGATTATTCCTAAATAAAATACTAATCTTTTAATAAAAAATCAAAAAAATTCCTAAAGTTTTGATTTTTTTTATATTAATCCGTTGTTCCTACAGAAATGCAGGAACTCGCTGAAGAAGTTGGGGGTAATTTTAATAGATCTTCGAAAGTAAGAATTGTATCTAAAGTTTTGTACTTGTTGCTTCCTTCCACCTCTGCTTTCATCTCCTTCACTCGCTGATGCAAGGCAACTGCCCGTAGATGATGTAGTCCTTTAATATGGTGACTTTTATTAAAATAGGTATAATGTCCTAAACATATCGGACAAACAATCGTACCCTCTGATGAGCGTTTTTCATAAAAACGAGTATAATATTCTCTCTGCTTCTCAGGGCAACGTGAGGGTGGTTTTTGGCGATCAGTTTTTGAAGTTTGCGTCTCAGCGTTCATTATTTAGTGTCGGTCTTTACTTTAAGTAGAGAAAATCTTTTAAGTCATTTCTAAGTATTATTTTTACTAAATTTATTTTTTTTATCCTTAAAGTTAAAAAATACTCCTAAATATCGATCGGTGGGGTCTTAGTGGGGCAAAGTGGGGTTAGTGGGGCAGATTTCCAAAGTTTCTTATAAAAGGTATTTTCTATAGGAAAATAGAAAAGTTTGGTTTTTTGCCCCACTAACCCCACCTTGCCCCACCTACTCAAAGTAGGTAGTACATAAACAAAGAAAAGCAAAAATTTAAATATTTTTATAATATAAATGCCTCTCCAAGAAATAACATATTCCAAAGAACTCGAGAAACTACTCAAGAATCAAGCAGAACAAGCAGAATCATATTCTATATTGCACAACCTCTCGTATGAAAAATACCAATTTAGAAGCAACATCATCAATATACCGGTGATTGTACTTTCAAGCGTGATTGGATTGTTGACGGGTATGAACATACAAAATGACGATATGTTTATAATTCTGAGTACAGGGTCAATATTTGTAAGTGTAATTAAAAGTATAGATTCTTATTTTCAATTGCAGAAACGGTCGGAGGGACACCGAATCTGTTCCCTGCAATTCTCACAAATATTCAATAAAATACAGATTGAATTGTCTCTTTCGAGAGATCAACGACAAAATCCAAAAGACATGTTGGCGTTGATAAAAACAGATCTCAAAAACTTATTCGATATAGCACCACTTATTGATGCAGATATTATATCAAAATACAACGGTCTCTATAAAAATGAGACAGGTGTATCAAAACCGCCAATTACAAATGGGTTGACGCATATTGTCGTTCAAGATACAGAACACCCTACCAGCACTAACCCGTACGAAACGCAAAAAGTAAAGGAAAAAATAAAAATTGCAGGAGAACTTGGAATAGCGTATGATCCTGATATTGATGCACTTGGAGGCGACGATGCGAAGCAAGACAAGAATGTTATTATGCGAGTGAAACCGTTGGGAGAGAAAGAGTTTACAGAAATACGAAAAGATGACCCTATAGTAATAGAAATTATTGAAGAAATGTAAGTTAATCGTCGTCGTCGCAATTTTGACCAACAAACCACATATTCCGCTCCGTCATAATGATTTGAGGATAATTTTTAAAAATTGCACACCAACGAGTAGGTAAACGCTTGATACCTTGAATCTCCTGTTTCGATAATCCCACGTAGTCGGTCAAAAGGTAATTAATTCCTCGCACACTACCGGAATGTGGAAAATACACCACAACATGCGATTCATTTAAAATCCTGCGGGTCTCACCTTTATTGGTGGGCAAGTGATTAGTACACACACACGATGTGTTTGAATGACGACAACATTCTAAAATAGTGTTTAATATTTTATAAACTGCTTCTCGGTGCTTTTTATCAGAGATTACATCAATATCATCAAATACACAACAACTATCTTTTAAATCTACAAGTGGATCGATTGGATCGCTTACAAGATTCGCTCCAATTTTGATCCGCTTCAGACCTTTTACTTTATCAAGAGTTTCATCTTCTTTTAATGCAGAGAAAACAAAAATTGGATTTTTAGGAAACTTTTTCTTGTATTGCTCCAAATACCCGACAGTAAACGTTGACTTACCTGAACCAGATGCTCCTGTAATGTATAAAATATCACGTTCCTTTTTCCAATCAGGTACGATTTGAAACTTTGCGTCGTCAGGCAAAGTTAAATTACAAAATGTTTTATCAGTTTGTGGATTAACCTCACCTTGTGGTGCGACACTAATTAAACGTTTATCTAATTTTCCACCTGTGATTTTTGCAAGAGGTCTTCCAATATTTGCAAGATTAAACTCGTTCATTTCAGATTTGTTCTATATAATATAAACAACATAAAAAAAATCTCAAGGCAACACATCTCTATTCTCGGCAACAAAGGTACGTGCATGTTTGTTAATTTCAATATCGAGAGATTTGATCGCTTTATCGATTTCTTTTTCTGTGCGTAGTGGTTTGCCGATTGTTTTTGAAATATCTTGAAGATTTACTCTAACCTTTTCTCCAAGATTTTTACCCGATATGTCGCCCTCTAAAATTAGTTTGACTGCTTTTAGATTGCTGGATAGTGAATACAGTTTACCTGCTTCGCTATTGAAGAGGGACGAAAGTTTTACCATTTTATCCTTGTCACCCTCAAGGCGATATATACTAAATAACCTTTTGAGTGATTTGTAAATGTTTCCAGCGTCTCTATAATGTTTGTAATCTTCGCTAATTTGTTTGATCAGGATTTCGTCAGCAGGTACATCTTGGAATGCATAAATAATCGATAATTCGGTAAGTTTACTGGTTGCACGTATAAAGATCACAGCGTCAATTTTAATATAATCGATTGTTTTAATTGCTTTGTCGACACGGTCACAATCCAGCGGGGAAATATCGGGTGGAAAAAACTTTTCCTTGCTTCCGTCTTTGTTTTGTATTTTCAATTCCACAAACCAAATATCGTCCATTTCCGCCAAAGATTTCAAAATTCTTTTCAATTCAGAGCAGATTTTTTCAGATGATATTTTTCGATTACTAATTGGACTCAAAAGATCGTAGTCGCTAAAATACTGCTGTGTTCTAAATGAACTTGTACCTAATTGCACAACTGGGTTACCAGCAAGTTTTAGAACATCTACAAACTTGCGGATTTCCTCGTCGATTCCCTTTTTAGTTTCAGAAATATCCATTTTTACATTATATCAAGATTTTATTTCCTGAAAAAAAATTGATTTGTTTTAATCATATAGAATGATATATAAAACAACGACGATAATGCAACAACAACAAGAGGAGTTCGGCGCTATACTGAGTACACTTATGGAATCTGTGGAGAAGTTTCAGGCAGGAGAGGGAGGAGAAGGCAACTATCTCGTTGCTATGAATTGTCTCCGCTCCCTTCACGGTTTCAAGAACAGAATAGGCGACGACGGGTGTGAAGGAAGGTTGCGAGGTTTGATTGATGACTATGAAGTAGACCTTCGAGCACTTCAAGATGAAGTGCGTACACTTGAAGGTGAAATTGAGGAAATGAATGAGTGGAAATGTGCTATGAGTGTCTTTCACGACGAACCCGAATGGTGCAAACGGTGCGGGTCGTGGGCGCAGAAAGAAGAGAAAATCAGAGCAACTGAAAACTACGGTTGTTTATGTTTGAGTTGTCGTGATGATCTCTGCTGTCTCTTTCCGGAAGAAGAAGAAGAAGCAAGAATAGAGTCGGAGAGAAGAGAAAAGTATATGAAGGAACGCCCTGAGTAATCATTTATGATTTACAAAAAAAATTGAAGCGATTTTCCTGAAACGGAAAATTGAAATGAATTGTAGACAATAAATAGAACACAGTAACAAATCAAAAATGGAACAAGAACTTATGAACGCAAAGGCACTTATCGAACAACTCAGGGCGGAGATGGCGGAACTACAGGCGACGCACAACAAACTTCTCGAAGTGTCTGCGAATATCTACGCCAAGAGGGAGAAGGAGATTATGATACTCGAGGACAGGAACGATTTCATTATCGACCTGTTGACTGAGGATCAGGTTGAGGAACTCATGAGAAGAGACGCACAAGCAAAGGAGGACTTTGCTGAAGAAGAAGAAGAAGACGAATAAAAACAAATCGTTTTGGAGCGGTGGATTTTGCTCCATTTTTTTCATTTTTTATAGTGAGAAAAATATAAATTGAAAACTTGAAATCTATATTCTCATTCTGCAGTTTAAGCAACAACAACAAGCGAAGATGGAAAATATTAACAAGTTCATTTGGGAGACAATTCAAGAGGGAGCGAAGGAAGCGTCAAAAATGAAACTTCAAGAAGCACTTGATGGTGATTTCTTTGAAAGACAAGCAAGTAAGTTATACCAACTGTACGAATTAAAAAAGGTTCAAGAAATATTTGGAATTGACGCTTGTCTTCAAGCATCACGAGAATTGATGCTTGAAGAAAGGGCGGAAAAAAGGGAAAAAAAAAGGCGTGAAAAAGAACTCCAATTTATGCGTGAGGAGGACGAGAAGGAGATGAGGAGGGTGAGAAAACAACAAAAAGAAGATGAAAAACGTGGTGGGAGTGAATGGTCTTTACACCTTAAAGAATTGGAAAGGGAAAAGGAAAGAGAAGCAGAACGCAAGATACGTGATGCTGAAGAAACAAAAAAGCGTGAAGAGGATTTTGAGCGACGCTTGAAAGACCTTGAAAAAAAAGAAAAGGAACGCAAAGAACATGAGAAGCGTGAGCAAGAGCAAAAAGCAAAAGAAGCGATCGAACGCAAAGCAAAGAAAGATGCTGAACGTGCAGAAAAACAGAAACAATTTCAGAAACGCAAGTAATTAGGTACACAGAGGCAGGGTAAGTCCTCTTTTTTATTTTCCATTTTTTATAAAATTGATTTTTGGCGAATAGAAAATTGAAGTAAAATAATCAGTATATATAGAACACAGCAACAAATCAAAATGAGCGCACCAGCAATCGCATACCTCAATCAAAAAGAAAAACCCAAGCGTGAAGGATTCAAGTGGGGTCAAGAACTTCTCAAGTGGAAGACCGCCCACGCTGAACTGAAGACCGCTTACGATAAACTTGAAAAAAAATACGACGATTTGGTTGAAAAAACGTTGGAGGAAAATGAAGGTTTCTTGGGAGAAGTTAGCAAAGACGGTTATAAAGATGGGTGGTCTGACGGTTGTATGGAGACGGAGAAGAGATGCGAGAAGGAGATTGAAGATCTCAAGAAGGAACTTGCTGAATTGAAGAAAGAGAGCGAGGATCAAATTGAAGCAATCGCAGAATTGGAAGAGGAACGCCACACCCTCTTTGAGCGAAAGGAATATTTAGAGGGGGAATTACACGTCCTCTTGTACCAAAAGGAACATTTACAGAGGGAATTAGCGGGGGAATTACTCTGCGTGCGTGCGTTGAATGAGCGGTTGAAGAAGGAGAACGCTGAACTCAGGTTGGAAATCGAAAATCTCAAGACAGAACTTGCAGGAGATGATGCTCGTATGGACAAGATGGAACAACAACGCATTCAAGAGGTACAAAAACTTCGAGCAGAGATTGCAATTCTCCAAGGAGTTTCCAAGAACGGAAAATTGAAGAGAGTTAATCCCAGTAAATAGAACACAGCAACAAATCAAAAATGCCGTTCATCTCGAAGTCGGAAACATACGAGGAAAATATCACGGATCTTGTGAAACACATCTTGAAAACTGAAAATCTTGGAACGTTTGAGAACATTTCAGATTTTGATTGTGAGAGCAACTATGCAAGATGGATATTTTGGACGCTTGATGGAAAAAAATATAGTGTGAGATTGTGGTCTGTAGACAATAATCCGGGAGGCGGAGTCATATTTAACGAATATTCAGTTTCCAAAGATTAATACATTAAGGAATATTGGGGTTTATTTTTTTCTGTGTGTATGTTATAACAAAAATGAGTACGTATTTAACGCCCTACAATATTGCGATTGCTAACAAGCAAAAAGCATTTGATGTTCGCAATTTGAAACATGACGCTTATGAGGCGTATCAGAGTCCACTTCAAGGCGGTATGCGTCAAGGCGATTTCCAAAGAGAAGTAGGCGGGGATTTTTGGAGTGATTTTGCAGACGGGTTTATGTCCGTTATGAAACCGATCGGACAGGTTGCTCAAGTTGTCGCACCGTTTTTAGGAGCAGGTCAAAGTGGCGGAATGGCGTGTAGGTGTCCGCAACGTGGAGCGTGCCGGTGTGGGTCGGGTCAGAGTGGAGGGTATAGAAGTGGTATGGGTTTAAGCGGTGGCGACGAGGTTTCTGATGTCGAACACCCAATTCTTAACCCTGACCTGAACTCAACAGGAATCTTTCACCCTGCAGTTATGCCTACCGGATCACCGTACGGTAATTCAGGGTTCTACGGTTTTGGTCAATCTGGAGGATACAATCAGAACATTAGCGGAATGGGAGTTTCAGGCGGGGACTTCCTAAGTGATCTGGGTAATATTGCCTCTACTGTCGCACCTTTTCTACCGCTTTTAGGACTTGGTAGGAAGAGTTCGTCGGCACAAAAAACCAAAGCAGTTGGTCGGGCGTTGCTTGGTTGTGGATTTTTCGACGATCTTTTAGACGGAATTAAAAAGGTGGGAGATGTTGCTGGTGCAGTTGCTCCCCACGTGAAGACCGGTATGGACTTGTACAGCAAGTACGGTAAAGGTATGACTGAAGCAGATGAGGGTCAGCAGATGGGAATGAATATCCTGAAAGAACTCAAAGCATTACACGGATTAGGATTGAGTGGAGGCGGATTGAGCGGAGGCGATTTTGATTGGTCGACTCTTGCATCTTTTGCTCCTCTCCTGCTTGGTCTTGGTATGAGTGGAGGTCAAGGCGAACTTGATATGTCTTATCTCGAACCTTTCATCTCTGGATTCGGCATGAGTGGCGGATCGTTTATAGATGATATGATTAGTGGTGTTAACAACGCACTCAGCAAAGTTGGTGATTTTCTTGAAAGTGGTGTAAACAAAGTAAGCGAAGGTTTAGATAAAGTGATGCCTCTTGTTGAGAAGGTCGGAAAGGTCGCTGATGTCGCTGGTAAAGTGGTTGGTGCATTCTCAGGCAAGAAGGGTGAGGGAATGTCGGGCGGTCAACGTGCAAAGGATACTCGAGTTCTTTCAGGCAAACAGCAACTCTACAAGGGTGGAAATATTCCAAACGGCGGTATCCCTCCTTTCAATCAGATCACAAACGCAGGTATGTCAGGCGGTGACATGTCGGTAAACGCACCGTACGTTGGATTCGATATGGCGACTGGTAAAGATTTTAAACGCCCTGTTGGTGCTGGAGTTTCGGGAGGAAAGACCGTGCGTGGAAATAGTGCGGAGTTGATGGCGTTGAGACAGCGTAGCAACGTGAACCAACCATACAAGACGGGTTGGGCGGGAGGCAAACGCAAGGGTGGTCAGGCAGGAAATAGCGAATCTCTGAATCAGATTGAAGCAGTAGGAAACCTTGTTGACGAATTAGCGTCCGCCAATCCTCAGGTCAACGCATCTCCTGCTGGTGCTGGTGCAAGTGGTGGAAAACGCCCTGCTTCAAAATGGATCGAGCATGTTAAAGCATATTCGAAAAAGCACGGTGTGAGTTATAAACAGGCACTCAAAGATGCGAAGGCAACGTACAGGGGAGCAGGAGTTTCAGGCGGGGACTTCTGGTCAGATCTGGGCAACGTTGCTTCAAGTGTTGCCCCATTTTTGCCTCTTCTGCTTTAAATCCTTTTCTTTTATTATATAAGAAAATAGTATAAAGAATGTTGTGGACAATTGCAAGTGGAGTGTTCTACTATGTTTTTCCTTCTGTTGCTGATATTGCTGTTTATCTTTTCATTAAAACTGTGGTAAATCGCTTAATTTGAGATTTTTATTTTCTTTATTTAGATTATAGCAATTCTCTCGAATCTCACGAACCTATGTTTTATTACATCTCCGAGTATATGAAATGGTTGGTTAGAAAACCTGAACCCAAACCGTTACCACAAGAACTCGCTTTGAGTGAGTTGATTAAAAAAAGGGCGGAGGAACAAAATGCGATTATTGAACGTAAAAAAGATGATCCTCCTGAACCCCCCGCAAAAGTTGCAGAGAAGGATTTATTTGAATAGACGTAATTTAGACATATCCCGAAAACTCAATATTTTTTTATATTTAGGTAATATATAAGAAAATATGGACAGATTGAAGAAACTGTTAGGTGCTGACCCTCCTATTCGTCAGAGTAAAAAGACAAGTGATCAATCACAGGGTCGTAGCAGAGAAGCGGAGCGTAGTGCTTTGAATAATGCAGATCGGAACTTTAATCGACAAGTGTACCAAAATGAAATCAGACAAGCGAACATGTATGAACAATCTCAAATGCCTCCGTCTCCTGCAGATGTTGGTGTTTCATTCAAGATTGGATCTTTTGTGAATAAATTATCGCAATTGTTGGGTTTTAAAACTGATTTGTATAGTCAACTTCAGACATTAGTTAATTTGGAGAATCGTCCCGCACGATTAATCACAGATGCTCGTATGATTAGCATCAGTTCAGATTTTTTCAAGATGACTGATATTATTGCAACGTATAATGAACTCGTCAATTATATTCAACTTTACGCACCTCAAATGAGAGCGTCGGCAGATTTTGCAAACGGTGTGAACAATACGTACCTCTTACCTTTGATACAACTTTTGAAACAAACGGCGACACTATATTCCGGAGCATTTAATCAATTTCCAAATCGTGTACGTGGTGATCAGGATAGATCGGCATTTCGAAAGTTCAGAGAATTAGCAACTTTATCGTATGCAACATGCGACTATATGCAATCAAATCTGAGCAACGCAATCTATAGCAATCTTACCAAAGATGAGATTAAACGATATGCTGATGCAAAACGATTCGAATCTACAATCTTTGCAAGAAATCCTTTCGAGGTTAATCCTGCTGTTGATCCTCTTCTTCAGGCACAGCAAGAAGCAGAGGCACTTGCACAGCAACAGCAACAGCAACAGCAACAGCAACAGCAACAGCAACAGCAACAGCAACCGGGGGGCGCACCAGCACAACCGGGGGGCGCACCTGCACCAGTACAACCAGTACCTATGCCCCCACGCCCTCCACAAGCACCAGCAAAATTAGATGAAGTTATGCAGATATTACAGAGATATTATCAAGATAGAATTGCACAAGGAGTAGGAGAACCTTTTAATTCTCGTAGGTTAGGAACTGCAAATGCTCTTCACGAAGATATACAACAATTCGCAAGTCCTATCCCAAGAGATCAACCAAGTAAGAACTTCATTAAACAGGCACTTCCTTTTGCTCGTGCTGAAGTTGCTTGGGAAAATCTTCGACAAATTAGAGAGCAACAGGCACAGCAACAGCAACAGCAACAGCAACCAGGGGGCGCACCTGCACAACCCGGTTCACAACCCGCTTCACCTCAACAGCAACCCGGTTCACCTCAACAGCAACCAGCACCTGCACCCCTCAACCCACCACCAATCGTACCAGCAGGACAACGACAATTAACGGCAGAGCAACAGGCATTCGCCGACGCAGGAGGCACACGGGGAGCATTAGCACAAGCACCCCTCCTCCCAGTTGCTTCACTAAATCAACAGCAACAGCAGACAGTTTGGGATACATATACGGCAATAGAAGAAAATGACGGAGCAGTTTTACCGCCCACAGATGCGAATGCATTACGCCTCTTTCGTGCCTTACCGCAAGATTTTCAAGATGTAATGCGTAGACCACAACCCGACGGATCGTTTGATTTATCTGCCGAAGACGCTTCACGTGATGACCTTGTTCCTTGGATTCAACGTATTCAACAGATTAGGGTTGCGTGGGGTCAACAAAATAACGCACAAGCAAACACGTTGTATGGTCTTGGTAATCAGGAGTTCTTGCGTGGAAGTGGTATTTTGGATACCTTGAGTGGTTGGGCAAATCAAGCAGGAGACGCAGTAAGCGGGTGGTACAATACTGTTGCGGATAATATGCCGACTATGAGTGATGTCCGCCGTGCTACTTCTCGTATCGTTCCTGATCGTTTTCAGGATTATCTACCCTCCGGTCTTCAGCGTACTTTTACCGATAAAGCAAAGGACTTCTTTGGTTTTGGGCGTGGTGGACTCGAAGAACGAAAACGCCTTGCAGAACTCGCAAGAGGCGACCCACGTGTTGTTGACATGTCGCAGGGTAGGAGGGAGCGTGAAAATGCTATGCCTTATATTATGGAATTCGATCCTAAGGCAGAATTCTTGAAACGACGGGGTGAAGTTCTTTCAGGAGGTGTGTATGATGGATTGAATAATAATATTAATGACGTATTACCGTATGAAATGTATGGTGGAAATGTTGATTATGATGACGCTGAAGAAATGACTCCCTTCAAACGCAGGATTGGAATGCCTAACCCCTTTTCACGTGTACACCCACCTATTCACGTTCGCCCCGCTTTTGCATCTAATGCCCTTGATGTTGATGAAAGTTTGATACCATTTAGCGATATATTTGGTTCAGTACGTCAAGGACACGCTCGGGAGATGGAGAAACCGAAAGATATGGACGAAGATCCTGACCCTATCAGAATCACGAATGAGAATTATAAGATATTTACCGGAAAACAGAAAGCACCAAAATATAAAATCTCTGCATAAGATATAAAACAAATAGAATGAAGACAATCTGTTTTTTAGCACTACTTTTTTCTGCGTCCTGTGTATACGCCTTGCCGATAGATGATGTTTCATTATCCGCATCTACCGATTTGGATTTCGCAAACGCAGAAGATGCCGAGGACTACTCGCTCGGATTTGACGACCTCTCTGCAAACGAAGACGAAGATCTGCGTGGAGGCAGACGCATACGACAAGCAGTCAAAGCAGTCAAAAAAATCCTCCGACCACCTCCTCGACCAGCGCCCTCCAAACCGGTCGCAAAACCAGCACCACCACCACCAGTCGTCAAAAGTCGAGCAGTATCTCCGCCACCTGCCGTTGCCCCTACAGTACTACCCGTATCGGTTGTTACTCACAAAATGATTCGAGTTCCGCAGACGCAGAGTGAAAAAGCAAACAAAGTTGCAACCTATATCAGCATTCTCAATACAGATATTGATAAAAATCACAAAGTGTTTATGGATCAATACAACGCTGAACTCGCCAAGTTGCGAGAGATTTCCAAGAAAAAACTCTATACTGAAGAGGAGTATCTGAAAGCACAGCGTGAACTCAACGCCAAATATAAGATTTGGAAGGATACATTACACGCTTTCAGTATCAGCAATTCGACTCTATCCTCTTTACGACACCACAATTCCTCATTTACAGAAGAAAAAAATCTGCTTACACATCTCTACGAGTACGTTAAGATGTTTTCCACTAAGCAGGGGTATTATAAGCATAATTGCGTGTGTAATGCAACTCTCGTAGGTGACCTACGAAGCGTTCAATCTGCGATTACTCTTTCTTAGTCCTCTTCCTCGTCTTCGTCTTCTTCAAAGTGGTTGATTTCTCCCTCGTCGTCATCACGCTTCCAACCGTCCGCTTTCATTTCCTCATGAGTATCGTTTCCGCATTCCTCGCACATAGTCATATCCTCATCACCTCTGTTAAAGATGAAGATATGTTCATACTCGTCAAGAGGTCTTTCACAGTTTTCGCATCTTCCGAATTCAGGTTCGGGGTTTTTTTTCTTGTATTCTGCAAATTCCTCCTGAAGTTGCTTCCTCTCGGCGAGTAGTTCTGAGACCCATTTGATATTGTAGTTTAACGCCCCTACAATATCAACTTTAGGTTGGAAATGGACTTGAAACTTGTTTTCTTCCAGTAAGGCGATCGCCTTCAGGATTTCCTCACTCCACACAGCATATCTTGGAATGTCGGCAAACAAGGGAAGGTCGGTATTTACGCAGTCGGTGATTCGAGACATTATTTGATGTTCTTGCTTGATCGCTGTATATGATAATGAATCGTAAATCCAAATCAATTTTTTTTCATTTCTACTGTGAAATCGATTATCATGATATTTCTTGATAAGTTGATAAAAAATAAAATTCTTATTTGTGTTGGTAGTGGGGCAGAGTGGGGCAGGTGGGGCAGATTTCCTAACTTTCTTATAAAACATATTTTTCTTAGGAAAATAGAAAAGTTATGTTTTTTGCCCCACTAACCCCACCTTGCCCCACTAAACTCAGTAAACTCGAAAAATAAAATATCTTATTATTCTAAAAATGGAGGGAACAGTTGCATATTATGAAGTTCAACATTTATACAAAAAGATCGAAACTTTAGAAAAGGAGAATGCTGAATTAAAAAAGAAATTGGAAGCAAGTACTGCTGAACGTTTAGGATTTCGACATGTATCATTTGGTTCACCTTGCATGAATGATCCTGAACCTGCACCTGAAAGCGTAAAACGGAGCGGTGTTTGGAATCCTTATCCGAACGCAAATTGGCGTGAAGATGGTATTTATTAATTTTTCTCAAAGAAGGATTATTTCTTCGAGAAAAATGCATTTTTCAACGGCAACCAAAGGTAATTCTGGGGGGGAGTGGTGATATAGAAACGTTAGGGTTGGGGCATAATGCCGGTAGAACCCTTTTTGCTAAATCAACAACCGGTTTAATAGGAGGACGAGGAAGTTTAATAGGCATCTTTCTATAATAAGCAAAGATAATTTTTCTGCTTATTATTGCTAAATTACCGCCTGTACGTTTTGATCGTACGACCTCGGGATTATGAGTCCCGCGCGCTTCCTCTGCGCCAAGGCGGTTTCAGTAGTGTTTTTATACACACAAAAATTATTTAGGGGTCTACTTATTTTACATACCCAAGTGTTTCGCCATCTTTCCGCCGGACTGACCACCGCCTGACTGACCACCACCGGAAGCACCACCGCCGGACTGACCCATACCAACTGCCTCCATCAAAGGTCTCGCCAACATCTTAACCTTGTCCTCGATCGCACCACCAACGATACGGGCAAGTCCAGAGTTAGACATCTGAGGACGAGATGAGACGGAAAGAACGTCAGCACGAGAAAGAATTGCCGTGTACGTCTGTGACGTACCTCTTTCAACGCAAAATACACCGCTGTTCATAGTAATCAGCACAAGTTCATACTCGTTAGAGGCAATAGCAAGACCGGTCTGATTTTCCAATTCCACTTTAAAAAGTAATTGAAATGCTCCGATCGATCCGGGTGCAAACACGTCGTCGAGTTCAATATGCTTACCAAACTCGAGTGCAAGAACAGAACCGCAAAGAGGAATAACGGCAGGGAGTGCAGTAGCAGAGGCGGGTGGTGCTTGACTTCCCTGATATGCACTCCCACTAAACTCACTCCAAGTAAGATTGACTCCTGACTCAACAGACATACGCCACAGATCCCAAGGATCAGCACCCGATAACAGACCTGCTTTGTTGTTGAATGAAATGTTGATTTTCTTGATAGCAAGGAAGGAGTCAGAATCAGCGGGAGTTTGATCGGCAAGTTTCTTCCGAGCAACGATAATCAATTTATCGGGGACAGAGTTCAACTGAATACTCTGAAAGGTCTGCTCTTTGGTCTCACCAACAGCGAATGCCTGAGAAACGCTGGTTAAATATCTCGGATACTCAGCGAAGGGGTACACCGAACGTGCACTAACCAAGTTAGAAGGTTGGCGAGTAAGGAAGAGCATAAGCAGACGAGAAGAAGTGATAGCAGAAACGACAGGTTGGGTAGTGGTGAACCAATAACCCGGTTCAGAAGCAGTAGCAGTACCCGCCTGACCGTGAGCAAGACGAATCGCACGGTTAGCAGAACCCAAATTAAAGACGAAATTCAAGGTCTGACAACCAAACATGCCGTAGTTGTTCCGCTCTGGATCTGCCCAGAGAAAAGGAGACATCATAATAGGTTCACGAGTGAGGAAACGAATAGTGATATTTCGGACGGTAGTATCACCGGCATTTAACTTGGGGGTATTACCGGTAATAGAAGTAACACGGAATCCACCTCTTGCCTGAAAGTCCTGATCTAAAGCGTTGTCGTTCCAAGCGCCGTTGGGGTTGTTGTTAGCACCAAGAGCGTCGGTGTAAGACCAGTAAGAGTCATACTGGGTAGGGGTGGCGTTGTTATAACGAGCAACTTCACGGCGGTCGCCAAAACGAAGCAACTGAAACTGAATATCACGCTGGTTCTGAGAAACGGTGTTGTTGTTGATAGTTGCCTGAATAGTGTTGCAACATGAGTGGAAAGGGAAAGCACCAATTGAAGAGGTATATCCTAAATTAACCACGGTCTGACCGACGGGCATATCAGCGGTTGGTGTCGCAGAAAAAGAAATAGTCATATCTGTCTCGACCATAATACGTCTGCTAAAAACCGTGCTCTCACTTGGTAACTGAATATTGTATGTAATACTTGAAGTACTCGTAGAAATAGCGTTGTATTGGGAGGGGGTGATATTCTGCGCCCCCTTAAATACAGCGTAGCGAACTTTGTCCGAAGTCAACAGTTGGTCGTCTTGGACGCAAATCTTCTCAAAATCAGCACTCGCCATTTTATCTTTGTTTTATAATTATAGCAAAGATAAAAAAAAATGTATTTATCGCTTTATTTCCTAAAAGTGTTTTAATAAACTCCTTGATCCTTTTTTCTAAATAATATCTTCAGAGAACAGTTTGCCCCGTTCTGTAAATAGAAATCATGAGTAATTCCATAAACATCTTTCCACGAAACGCTAATTTGAATACCGTAAAGTGGGGAATTGCTTTGCAAATCGATCAATCTATACTCCGCTGTCGGTAAATATAGGACTGAGGGAAAATATTCCGTTCCTGTTTCTAAATTAACTACTAAATCTGTAATTTCGTTGGTCAAGTTATCATTCTGTCCAGAATCGCCATTCACACCAGTTAAAACTCTTGGAACACCTGTTAATTGTGGTAGAATGGGTACAAGTGAACTCGTAAAGATGAGGGATTGAATCGGAGAAAGAGTTGCACCGGTCGAGTATGTTTGTTCCATAAACAACGAAGGATACAATATACCACCACTTGCGTCGACGGCGTAAAAATTGTTTCCTGTTCCTCCTTTTTTGTTGTACACGTTAATCATATAATTCGCCTCTCCGTCATTATTCGTTGGAGGATTGGGTAAATAGGTATAATTATGAAACGCCTGAAATGAACTAAAGAGTTGGTAAAGGGGCGAGTTAAAGTATATGAAACCGGTGTTTGCTCCGACCGGAGTATTTCCTCCTAAACAATCTCCTTCGAATATTGGCGTTTGTGCAACTAAAGTAGCAATAGATCGCTGATTGTCCCACAAAAGATATGGGATAGGAGTCGGAGCGGTTGTCCAACCAGCAGGAAGAGTATAACCTGCTAATGTTGCCTGAGCAAGAATATCATTATATGCATCTTCTAATGCCTCGTTAATCATGCAGATAAACGCCTGAAAAGTGTTCAACCAATAGTACGGTGATGTTATAGTTTCAAGGTTAAGAGTATTGGGAGCGGTATAAATATTTGACTGTGGTACATAAAGGACTCTTTTCTTTGATATCAACCGTTCTGCTGGTAGTGATGCATTATTATACTCAATACTCACAAAGTACACAGTTTCGTTTGGTTGAGGTAGGGGTTGCACTAAATCGATCTGTGGAATGAAGAGGGGCATACCACCCTGTGTGTCTAAACTAAATCGAACAATCGAGAGAAAGTAGTCCGACGGATTGTCTAAAATAGGACTACTACGTACTTCA